CCCGCGATGAGCGTGCCCGCTCCGGCCGTGACGAGCGCGGCCTGATTCAGGTCCGCGCCTGCCTTCTTGCCCGACTTGCTAAGGCGCCCAAGGTCGGCCTGAGCCTGCTGGACTCCTTTGCCGTCATAGCCGACCTTGATTTCACCGCTCGCGGTACCGAGGTTGTAATCAGCCATCTTACTTGCGCCTGCCTCCCGGGTTGGCGAATTGACCCAATCCCAACCATCGATGCAAGACCATATTCACGCTCATGGCTTGCCTCGTCTTGCTCTTACCGGAGGAGGAGGCTTTCTCCAACTCCGACTCAACCCGGGAACAGAAGGTCCAGATTGCGCGGTTGAGGTAGAAGGCCGTGAGGGAGTCTTCTACCCCAAGAAGCTCACTCGGAGTTGTCCCGTACGTCTTTGACTGCTTCCATACTTGCCACATTTGCGGCGGACTGCTCACGAAAGGATTCCCAATCCGAGCTACCGCCCACCGCGAAGTTCATGATGAAGACGCGATCCTCCAAGTCCACCTCATCGACGTACAGCGCCTCGGAATCGCGCTCGGGCGTCTCCCCGGTCTTCGGGTCGGGGGCCGGCACCGGGAGGACTCTCGGCTCAACCACAACCCCCACCACGATCCGGTCGATCATGTCGAGCGCTTCGGCGAGGTTCGCCTTGTTGTCGGCCAGAGCCCTCATCGTCTCCGGGTCGGGCATCCCGCCCGCCGCCGGAGCTTTGCCAGCCTCGATGTCCCCGATCTTCGAGGAGACGATGGAGGTTAGGGAGTCGAGGGAGTCGAGGATTCCCATCTTTACCAGCCCCTGCGGGCCGGGGCGCCGGACAAGGCACACGTTGTGCTCGCCATCGTCCGAAAGGGAGGGGAGTTCGAGCTCAACCGGCTTCGTCGCTCCCATGGAGTAAGACTTGCCGTCCTTGCGCTTCTTGCTGCTGCTTGGCATCCTAGTGCTCCTCAGCTGTTGGTGTTTAGAACGGCCCGAAGATGGCGACCGTCAGGGTGGTGGGGGTACCGTTGACGAGGTTCACGCGCCCGTTCGCGTCGCGGAAGCGGGAGCCCCCGTCGATCCACACGACACGCTCGGCCGACGCGCCGAGAGCCGCGCTCACCTGGAGGTCCGCGAAGCCGGCAACCGCCGTCGATCCGGCCGGAACCGGAGTCGTCGCGTCGGTGACCTTCAGGACGGTCGTCGGGGTCGCGCCGTTCTTGTAGTGCAGCATGTACTTCCCGCCCTGTGCGGCGGTGAAGTAGTCTGCCGCCGAAGCGGCGGAGTAGGTGGGCGTCACTCCGGCGAGACCCGGGTTGAACACCGCAGCAGTCAGATCAGCCATGTCAGCCTCACACGCTCGGGGTGATGGTTTCGTTCTGGACCCAGGCCCAGACCTTGTCGAGGTCGGCGATGACGAGAGACTTCATGCCGATACCCGAGGCGCCGGTGAGGAACCAGTCGCCGTCCGCCTGCTCGCCGGTCAGGTTGTCCGTCGCCTTCGCCCGGTAGATCACCTGGTGGAAGTCCCCTCCGTTGTCGGAGATGGACTGGCCCTCAATCTTGAAGTAGGGCCGCTGGTCGGTGATTTTCTTGGTGAGGCTCTTGATCTGGTTGGGGGTGACACCGGTCGTCGCGACGGTGCCGCCGTACATCGTGGCAACCGCCTCCAACGAGACGCCTCCTCCTTCCAGCTCCCATTCGACGCCCGGCCCGTTACCGTGCGTCGCGACGACACTGTCATCGCCTCGCAGCTCCTGGAAGTCCTCCACCTCGGCGAACGTCAGCGTCCGCGCGTTAGGCAGGTCCAGGGACGTCCCCAGGATGGTCGCGGTGAGATCCGTATACGGCGTCAGCCGGATATCGCGGAGACCGAAGGGAAGTGTGGTCCCAAGTGCCATGTCGTTGCCCTCCTCTCAGTTCATCCACGGTCCGGGTCACGGAACCGTAAGGTTTCCAACAACTTCCCCGTCTCCAAGTCGAAGCGGTGAAGCACAATCACACCCGCGCCAGCGCCGCAGAAGCGAGAGGGGCACTTGATCTCGACGATTCCGTCAAGTAGCTCCCCAAACTTCTTCGCGTCGCAACGCAGGTCTTCCCTCATTCCGGTTTCACAACCAAGAGGTCGGGGTCCGCCTCGATGAAGCGAGTCCACTCGTCGTCATCGAGGAAGTCAAGCTCCTCGGCCGGAACGCGCCAGTTGTTGGCCTTGTTCCAGGTCACCGTGCGCACACCCTCGCGAGGCTTCCTCGGCTGGTCCTGGGGCGGGTCCGGGTCGAGCAGTCCGGCGCGCGCCCAGTCGGTGTCGCTGATCTGTCGCTCCTCGAAGCTGAACCGGGCGCGCGGGTACCGCACCACCCAGCCCTCTCGGGAGTTCGTCGCCTTCTCCTCGGTGGAGGCTTCCGCCTCCCGGCTTGCCTTCGCCATCTCAACCTCCGCTTGGGATTCGGAAGGAGGAGTTGCGGGTTACGGCGCGGTAGACGTCATCCCACAGATCCTCGCTGTCACCTTGCCAGTCTACCTGGATGATGGCGCCCGGCCCGCTTATTCCAAGCAGGATGGCCTTGCAGCGCGTTAACACATCGAGTACTGGGGCGTAGTCAGTTTGGCGGTTGTAGGCCCATATAGACAGGTTCTCGGCCCGCCCAGCGTTCCGGCCCGGCCCGCGCTCCGTCTGCCCCCACCGCAGGACCACGAAGCGATCCTCGGGCGGGCTGTCGGGCGTCATCAGCCCCGGGAACAGGTTCGCCGAGGTGATACCGAGCGCCGCCAGGCCGGCGTCAGCGGCGAGGAGGTTGTATACCTGGTCGCGGACTCTCATGGCTACCCACCGCCGTTAAGGCGGGAGAACAGCTTGTTGAGCGTCCGCATCAGCTTCGGTCCCTGGTCGACAAGCGCGGGGATGATCACGGCGTAGCGGCCGGAGTGCCGGACCTCCAGCCAGATGTTGTAGGGCATCCGGCCGAAGAGGACGAGCGTGTACGACTCCCCAGACTTGTACCGGCCGACCGTAGACAGGCCGGACCGGGCGTTACCGGTGCGGTCGGTCCACGGCGCATTACTCCGCATCCAGCCGACGGCAATCTGCTTCTGGCGCTCGAAGACTCCGACGATCCCGCGCTCCAGCTTCGCGTCGAAGACTTCGACGCCCTTGAGGAGCGGGGTGAAGTTGATGTCCAGGTTGATGTTGGCGCCGTTACGATTCGCCATACCGCACCACCCTAGCGCGCCGCTCGTATCCGTTGTCCGGGATCATGTCAGCGATTTCCCAGTGCACGCCTTGTGCGTCGCGCCAATGGTCGTACAGGCCCCATACGGCGTCGTGCTCGCCCAGGAGTTGGTACTGGACCGTCCGCTGCTTGCCGTCGCTCGCCCGCGCTTCGCCCGGCTGCGGCCCGGAGGTCGAAGACTGGTCGATCAGCCGGACAATCTGGGCCGCGCGAGGAGCCCCGTCCACAAGCGTCACACCGGTCGAAGAGATCACCCGGGTGCGCGGGATGAGGACAAGAGAGGTCGGGTTGACGGAGATGAAGTAACGGGTGTTAGAGCGGTGTACTTCCAGCTCAGCCGCGTCCACTTCTACCTCCGGATCTTGCTAATGCGGGTCGTCCGAGACGCCTCCGCTGTTGCAGCTACAGTCCTGCCGCAGTAGGTCTTGGCCATCGTGAGGTACTGCTCGTGGAGGTCTCCCATCTTTCGGGACGACCCGCCCTCGCTGATGTCAACGAGACCAACAACTCCCGCCGCCTTCGTGGTCCAGATCTGGCAGGCTACTGCGTTGAGGTCCCCGTCAGCCGCGTCGATCGCAGACCCCAGCGCCAAGTCGGTATACGGGGCAACGTTATCCGGCTCCGCGATCATCAGCCGCAGGGCCGCGATCTCTTCCGCTGTCGCCATCATTCATCTCCCCTCGGGTAAGGCCGCAGGCCGCTTCGGACGTTCAAGGCAGGCGGGTCGCGCCTGATCCTTCCCATTCACGCCGAAGCGGCCTGCGAGACCACTACTCCGCCTGCTCGGCGTCGTCCTCGGTCAGCCGAGCCCGGAGGTCATCGGCAGTACCGGAGCGAGCCAGCTGCGGCCCATCCTCGCGCTCGGCGTTCCGCCGGTCGACCTCGGACACGAGGTCCGCCTTCGTCCACGAGGTGTAGTCAACCGGCTCACCGGTCTCGTCCTCACCGGTCTCGTCCTCCAGGGCCACCGGCTCCTCGGGCGGGAAGTTCTCATCGATCCGCTTGATGAGATCCGTGCCCCAGGAGCCCCGGTCCAGGAGGTACTGGCGGTCAGCGTCGGTGAGCGGCTGGTCCTGCGGGATATCGCGTGCCATCTTCGATCCTCCTTACCAGACGAACTGGGTCGGGACGGAGTAGGCGCCAGCCGTGATCTTCATGATCGCAGCAGCACCTCGCTGGGAGACGCCAGCGCCCAGACCCCGGATGAAGAAGGAGTCAATGAGCGGGTAGTTGGCGTTGTTGCCGGGCTTCTGGATCAGACCGCGAAGGCTGGCCTGCTCCGGCTCCCGGATGCCCACGACGTTCAGCGCGGACGAGCGGCCCGCGCTCGCGGCAGCGACCATGTACCCCGAGGGAATCTGGGCGTTCTGCACGATCAGGTACGGGCCATACATGCCGATGACATCCATGCCAGCGAAGGAGTTGCCCGGCTGCGAGCCGGAAGCGACGTCCCAACCGGACGGCAGGAGGAAGCCCGTTCCGGTCGCCGGGATGAAGTCATAGACGGCCACCTGGGCGTTGTTGTTGGTAACGCCACGGCGGAACGTCTTGATGACGTCACCCTCGGTCTTGTTGACCAGGATGACAATCGTGTAGCCGGCCGCGTTGGTGTAGCCGTGCTCCTGGACAAGCGCCGCAACCTGGTCGAGGTCGGTGCTGTCGAGGGTGGCCGCACCCGACGCGATGTAGTGCGTGTGGGTCGTGCCGTCGAACGCCGTTCCGTTGTAGGACGGAATGTACGAGGAGTCGGCGTTGTAGAGCGCCGTCACCGTGTACGCCGTCACGCCGATCACGGCGGAACGGTTGACGTTGTTGAAGAGCGACTTCATCACCTGGTCGAACTGGAGCGCGTTATCCGCCTCCATCGCCATCGACAGAATCGCGTCCAGCTGCTGCGAGGTCGCGCCCCCAAGGGAGTTCGGCCCGCCCGCGAGGAATTGGAACGTGTAGCCGGCCCGAAGGTCATACCAGTCGAACGGGAACGCTCGCTGGGCGACGATCGGCTGCGGCCGGATCGACACAGGGATGCCGAACTCCGAAGCCTTCTCGAAGCGCTCCGTGCCAGGCTGAACGATGTCCTCGATGACGTTCGTGACGGTGAACGAGAAGAGGTCGATCAGCGGCTGACGCGTGGAGTTGAAGTCCGCGAGCGCCTGCTGGTAGTCCGACCAGATCTGGTTCAGGTCCTGACCGTCGCGAGTGCGGGTGAGGATATCACCGCTGGTGCTGTAGCCCTTAGCCATGTTTCAACCCACCCTTCTCAGGTAGTCGGGAGCGGAACGCGGACGATGAGCCGGGACAGCTCAACGGTCTTGCCGACAATCTTGCCGGCCGTGGCGGTAACGTCGAGCGTTCCGTCCAGGTGGCCGTAGACGATCGCTCCGGCGGTGAACGCGGTGCCGGCCGTGAAGGTCGCTTCCACGACCTCGCCTGCCGTCATGACGTCCACGATGTCGCCAACTGCCATCGCCCGGACCGGGCAGATCACGCCGATGATCGCGGTCTCAGCCGGGCCACCGATGACAACCTTGCCGCTCGTGTTGATCGACACCGCCTTGAGCTTGCCGATCTCAGACGACGCAAGCGCTGCGTTCAGCGGCGCCCGGAAACCACCCGAGACTGGGTCGTACTTGTCGTAACGAGACACTATCACACCTCCTCTGATGTCTTCCGAAGCGCCGCGCGCTTCTGCTTACCCGCCGAGTCGGGACCGGAGCCCCGGGAAGCGAGCCTTCATGTCCTGCGTGTTCTTCCCAGCCGGAGCACCCCCGCCGTTGATCGGCGGGACTCCTACTGCCGGGCCACTGGCCGCCCCCGCGTCGGCCTTCGGCTTCAGCATCCAGGGGTTGGACTCCGCCAGCGCCTTGAGCGCCACCTTCATCCCCGTCACCGATCCGTCGTCCGCGACTTCGAGCCGACTCCGGTCGAGCATGCTCAGTGCGGCCTTCGGGTCGTGCCAGTCGTGCGTGTTCTCCATCGAGAAGGCGTTACCGATCGCCAGCGTCTTGTTCTGCTCGCGGGCCGTCGCGAGGGCTGTGAGGGTCTCCTCATAGTCACGCTTCAGCTTCTCGGCTTCGGGCAGATCCTTGTCCCGGAGCTGCTTCAGCTCCGCTTCGCGCTCACTCGCGCGTCGGTCTGCCGCCTGCATCCTCGCCCGCATCGACTCCAGCTCCGCGTCCTTCGGGTCGCTGCCCGCAGGAGGAGTTGCCGGAGGTGTTCCGCCACTCTGGGCGGGATCGATCGGAGTCGGGTCGCTTCCGCCTGTGCCGGCCCCACTCTGGGGGTCGGAGGCGCCACTCTGTGCGCCCGGGTCGGGTTGCGTCATCTTGCTGCCTCCAGATGGTAGCTTGTTGCCTGGAGGGAGTCTACTTGCCAAATACTTGCTTCCAAGTTGCAAAGGCTTCTGCAGCCTCCGTCCCGGTCGCATAAAGAACCTTCGGAAATCTTCTGGTGAAATGAATGAAGTCCCGCAGGATTCTCAAACGCAGCGGGCGCCCGGTCACTTGAGGATGCATGACAAGAACGTACACG